TTTGAGATTCAATTTAATCGCTGGAATCTACAACTTGGAACTGAGCAAAAAATGATTTATGAAAGAGGTCTAATATTAGATCTCTTTCATAAATCAAAAAACGATCTTCTTTTTGGTTAATATTTGCACTCCGGATTTCTTAGCATTCGTGCATAATCTGCGGATGAAATACATCGATTCAAACAAGCTCTCTGATCCTCAGTTCAAGCGATACACAGGCATCTCATGGTCAACTTTCTATTTGATGGTTGAGCAATTGCAGAAGCATGTCTCTGCCAAAGGCAGACCGCCCAAGTTAAGCCTGGAGGATCAGGTTCTGCTCTGTCTGAGCTATTGGCGGGAATACCGAACCTTATTTCACGTTGCGACGAGTTACGGGGTTTCAGAGCCCACAGCCTCAAGAATTGTCCGTCATGTTGAAGATTGTCTGATTCGGTCCAATCTGTTTAATTTACCCAAAGATTTACCCGAGGGCGAAGGCATCGACTGGAATGTTGTGATCGTGGATGCCACGGAAATTCCAATCCAAAGGCCTAAAAAAACAGAAGAAAAGCTATAGCGGCAAGAAAAAGACCCATACCTTTAAAGTACAGGCCATGATTCACTACAAGACTCAGCAAATTCTGAGTTTATGTACCAGTCGCGGTGCAGTGCATGATTTCGAGTTGTTCAAACGCAATTTAAACCAGATTCCTTTTGGGGCTTTTATCCTTGCAGATAAAGGCTATCAGGGGATTTATGTGTTGTATCCGAATAGCCTGTTGCCATTAAAAGCCAAAAGACATTGTAAATTGGATCCTGAATTGAAAATCTATAATCAAGAAATCAATAAAAGAAGAATCGGAATTGAGCATGTATTTGGCAGCCTGAAAACCTTCAAAATCCTTGCTGAGCGTTATCGAAATAGAGGTAAAAGGCTTTGTTTGAGATTCAATTTAATCGCTGGAATCTACAACTTGGAACTGAGCAAAAAATGATTTATGAAAGAGGTCTAATAATTTAGGCATCTTTTTACAATACATTTTTTTCAAGAAACAGGAGGTACCGCAAAAAATTACCATAAAAATTTGCGGCATCCTAAAACACCTTCGAATATTATCGGACAATAGACAGATATAAATTATTAATTTTTAATAATATTAAAATTAAGTCGGATGTGATGGAATAAGGAAATGGTGCGCTCAGCGGGCACTTTCCGAAATTTGCGGTTTCCTTATTATTCCCTAGTTTTCCTTATTTTTTCTTTAATTTTATAGGTTTAAGTGTGGCTCATTAATTCAATAGTTTAATGTTTCCTTATTATTCCCTATTATTCATTCTATATTGATTACGCCAAATTTACGCCACAACATTTTGAGAGAGAATTTATGGCCACCTTTAGACAAAGGGGTGATGCTTGGCGAGTTGAGATTAGTGTGAATGGTACTCGGGAAAGTGCGACATTCGATACTAAGACTCAGGCTCGCGCATGGGCATCAAAACGTGAAACTGAATTAAGAGAGTTATCACGCGGAAAGCTTCCTGATTATACATTAAATTGTGCAATTGATAGATACATAGAAGAAGTGTGTCCAAAGCACAAAGGCTGTGATGCCGAGATTAAAAGATTTCGGGCATTTCAGAGGAACTTCCCGAAGATTGCCAAAAAGCATATTGCCAAAATTACCACCGATGATTTTGTGGTGTGGCGAGATACCAGACTAAAAACAGTCAAGCCCGCATCTGTTAGGCGTGAAGGCAACATACTGTCAGCTTTGTTTACAGTAGCGCGCACGGAATGGAAGTGGGTTTATGATTCACCCATGAGTGACTTAAAGATGCCGCCACCGCCAGCACATCGAGATAGACGTATATCAGAAGATGAAATATACAGGCTTTGTCTGGCTGCTGAATTCGATGATCAAGCACCTGAGAATTTCACACAGCAAATTATGATTGCTTTCCTGTTGGCGATTGAAACTGCAATGCGTGCTGGTGAGATACGTGGCCTGACTTGGGACCGGGTTTATTTAAAGAATAGATATGTGACTTTGAATGAAACCAAGAATGGAACAAAACGACATGTGCCCCTGTCCAAGCGTGCTGTTGAATTGCTTGAGCTTATGAAAGGTGTTGGCAGTCATCAGGTTTTTACGGTGAAAGATTCGAGCTTTGATACACTTTGGAGAAAGTTGCGAGATAAGTGCGAAATTGAAGATTTACATTTTCACGACTCAAGACATGAAGCATGCACAAGGCTTGCTCAGAAATTGGAAGTATTGGATTTGGCGCGGATGATTGGTCATAAGGATTTAAGAAGCCTGATGATTTATTACAATGCGACTGCATCAGAGATTGCAAATAGGTTGGATTAAGGCCCATCAAAGAGCCTTCACACATATCCCCACATTCACATTCGTTGTAATTGAATGGGCTGTGCAAGCCCTCACTTAGAGGGCTTATGAATCTTAATATAAGCATCCACTTTAGCTGAGCATTCTGCATACTGCTCCATATGCTCAACATAGCGAGTCAACAACTCCCCCATGGTGCCATTATTCAAACCTTTAAGCTGATCGCATGGATTAAGGAGGCTGGCTGGTATTTGCGGCAATGCGGGCGGCTTCGGCGATACGCATGCCTGCATCATCAAGCTTGCACTCAGAATAGACGCGCTCAGTAATAACTTTTTCAGTTTCATGTTTTATATCTCTGAATTGGATTTTTATATTATTGCGCTCGGCTTCTAATTCGCTTTCGACAATGAATACTTTAGTTTTCCAAGCATCGAGTGCATCTAGATAGGCTTGATTCACTTTATTGATGCGGTCAATGCATGCGACATCAGCACCAGAAAACTTTTCCCTCCAATGATTGGCCCGCCATGTCTGTACACCTAAACCAATTAGGACCAGCAATAAAAAAGCCGCCAAAAAGATAATGACGGCTTCGTAAAATTTAGCGATAAAGGCTTTTATCATATCCAGTCCCTTAACTTAGCCAGATGAGCTTTACGGTCTGCTAGACCATTAGTACCGCCATTGATCCGGCGGGTGATAGTCAATACATCATCTTTATCAGCCAGAGCATTCAGTCCATTATCAGACCAGAACTTGCAGGCAACCATCAGGCCGATACTTGGAATGGCTACAATCTCAGGATTGTTTTCAAAATCGATGCCGAGCTGTTGACCATACTTGCGATAGTTGGTACGTCCTGTCAATTGGATTGGTCCACGCCCTTTAAATCGCTTGCCATCGCCTGGCTGTGTATTGCCTAAATCCTTTCGACCTTCGTATGCTGCACCAGATGCAATTTCTTCCATATAACGGAAGTTACCAGATTCATGGGCAAGTTGTGCAAGGAAGTGAATAAGACGAAGTGAGTTGTCCAGAATGCCAAAGTTTCGCAAATGAACATTAGCAGCAAGACCCAGTTCTTCAGCACGCGCTTGGCTGGCACCCAATTTCTTGAATACTGCAGTCAATGTGCCACGACCAATAATGCCATCGTCATGCACACCTACTGCTTTTTGGAGTTTCTTAATTTGAGTGGTGTTCATTGGGCATCACCATCTTTAACCAATTGCGGCTGCTTTACGAGTCGGGCCAACTGCCCTGCAATCACTAATAATAAACCAATCCATTTGATAGTTTGCGGACTTAAGAATGGGAAATATTCTGCTGCGTAGATCATCCACCAGGTAGTAATTTCACTGCTATATGCAAACCACGCGGACAATAAAAAAGCGCCTAAAGCGCTCAATTGGATGGACCAGAACTTATACCACTGTCGGGCATTTTCGATTAATTTCATTTTGTGTCACCCATATAGTTACGTTCATAAAGCTTATTTCGGATTTCTTCCACTGTTCTTAAAAGCTGATCAGATTGCTTTTCAAGGACCTGAATTTTCTGACTATTCGCCAGTGCTTGTGCATTCACCGTGTCGGTTTTGGCAGTTTGATTGTTCCAGGCGGCAGCAAAGACACCTATGATTGCAATGCCACCCCAGCGAACCAGATTGGTCACACTATCTATTTTGGTTTTACTTTCATGGAGTACCCGGATCTGCATATCGGTTTCCTTGTGCCTTACCTCAGCATCCACACGTATTTGCTTCATTTCATCTCGAAGGCTTGATTTTGTTCTATCCAGATCATCTTCAAGATTCTTCTGGATCTTTTGCACATTGTGATCAAGGTTCTGTTGCTTTTCCTGAAGTTGATCAAACTGCATGCTCATGCGGTCAATTTTTTGCGGCACATCTTCTAGTTTTCGCATTTCCTGACGCATTTCTTGGCGTAGTTGGCTAATACTTTCTGATATGGCAAGCAACTGCCCGGACGTGGCTGCAGGCGGATCAGTCAAATAGTCATTCGACATTGCGCCCCCTAATTTTTGGCAATAAAAAAAGCACCCGAAGGTGCTGTATAAATTTTTAAAATTTATATTGGAACCGGAATAATACCGTCTTCAAGTTTTGTAAGTTCACCACCCTCACCGACACAATAAACAATTGCTGGATTTGAGCTTGTTACAATGACTTCAAAAGCCCCTGTTGTCTCGCTTGAGTATCCTGAAGCCAAATATCGTCCTGTTTCTTTATCAACAACACGAATTTCACGCTTTAACGGCAAACCATTGGCATCTTCGACAGTGCCTGCAAATTTTCGCCTTGCATAATTTGGTAACCCGACAATTCCTGTAATGCCTTGAACAGCATCTAAAACACTTGCAATACTTACAGTACCATCCGCATTAATCGTGCCCTTTTTTAAACCTGCAGTGTCAACAAATGCAAAGACTCGCGGGGAAAGCCATGTCATACGATATGGTACAAAACCTGTAAGCGTTGTTTCTCCTGTTAATGTCTGTGCTGTCAATGAAATATTATTATAAGCTCCAGCGCCATAATCGATTTTTGCAACTCTTAAAAATGGAGCAGAACTGCCACATATCACGATATATTCACCATCTGCACTAAATGAAACACGCTTACTTGCAACACCCACATCATTGAGTGATGTTCCTAAATTATAAGCAGGTTTAGAAAAATCCAATGCATCAAAAACTCGAACTTGTGTGCCTGATGCGCGCCCTAATGCAAGAATAAAACGACCATTCGGAAACATCGCAACATCACCCGTAATAAGCATTGTTTGACCTGCTAAAGAAACCAAGTCATTCAATTGCCTACTGTAAACCCAGAATCCTGCATCGTTGTTGCCATTTGTTGTGCCGTAAACTCCTGCAAACAAATATTTACCATCATTTGAATAACTGACCGTATTAACACGTACTGAAGGCGCTGTAACAAATGCACCCAATTGTGAAAGTGTCAACGCATCAAATCGATATATATATGGAGCACTTGCAGATGCGACTGCAACTTCTAAACTATCTGGAGACCATGCAACATCAGTAATTGCCCCAATACTTCCTACCGACTGAAGAAAAGTATTACCGCCATCGTCAAGCTTAAAAATATAAAAACTTGTTGATGAGTTATAACTAGAAACAGCTGCAACACGTTTACCATCTGGAGAAAGCCGAAGAATATCGTAATTCTGAAATCTGGTTACACCTGCAAGCTTGGCAGTTGATTCAATTGGAGCGAAGCTATACTTTTCTTCAATGCTTCGCAGAACTAAACCTGGTGCTGCTGATAATGACAGTAGCAGATCACCTGGCAATTGCTTGGTCAGTCTTGTTGTCATTTAAAAAACCTCTAAAGAATAAATTTTATTGCATCACCAGGTGAAGGAGCATTCGCCTGATCCATGACAAAGACGATATTGTCACCTGTTTTTCTAAATAGATTGATTTGAATCAAGTGTGATTGATAGCTAACAAAACCATCTCTTTCACTCGAAACTGCGACAAAAATATAGTCATAATCGAATGGCAATACATTCTGTGGAATATTAAAACTCGTGCCTTCAATGCCAGTTTTAAGGTAAAACGAAACCATAGCCGGATAGAAAAGCTCTACTCGATATGTAGTTCCATTTTCAGGAGTAACCCCACCATCTTCAAAGCCAAGTAACTCACCACCCGTTTGCTGAACTCGATTACGATGAACCCATGAAATGGAAACAGCTGACAGCTGAGCAGACGGGAAATACTGCCCATTAATTTTGACTTGAGCCGGTGGATAAGGTCTGATTGCTCTAGATTGTAGATTTACTCTATGTTCTGTCGCTTCACTCAAATCAAGTGCATCAGATCCTGTAAGTGTCAGCGCCTTTAATGATACGTTTTCACCTGCCAAATATTCTGTATCATCAATCCCAGAATAGTTATCCCATCCATATACAACAGCCCCTACTGAATGTTGTTGAACTACAGTATCCGCACATCCGCGTTTAACAGTAATGATGTTTGTCACTGCATCAAAATTCAAAAATGCCATGATTTCATTATTGACTTGAATTCGACTATTACTTTGTAATAATTCAAATTCTGAAATACCCTCAAGTTCAAAAGATGTATCTAAATATCCAATACTCGTCTTTAATACCGCATTAGGACAAAAATCCAGATTACTGCGCTCATCATAGCCTGCGCCTGAATTGACATATAAACTTGCATTGATGTGCTGATTATTAGGTCTAATGGCAGCCATCCCTACATAACCTACGCTTTGATCTGACCCAAGCTTGGCATCAATTACATCTTGGCCATACTGCTCAACGAGTTCGACATAAGGGATTTCAAAAGCAATCGCTATCGCATTTTTTGCATCATTATTGACACTTGCAATAGGTGGAACATACTCCACGACTGACTGCATCGGACTACTAAATGAGTCTTCAATCGCTTCAACGTAAACAGTATTGTTAATACCGTCTCCACGCTTAATTGTACGAATACGCATTACAGCTTCAGATAAACCGTAACTTGCATCAGAAAGCTTAAATGGCATTCCCTCATGCCAGTTTTCAGAGAAACTTTCATCAACATCAAATGACACAGAAGCTAATGTACTTGAAAGTGTTTTCAAGTCACGTAATGCAACACGGCTTGCTAGATCACTATTTGTGAAGCCTTTGTAGTCAATTGACTGTGAAATCACACCTCCTTGTTGAGCAATTCGTGCAATATCTTGAACTGTTACTGTCGAGTCTTTACCACGCTCACGATCCCAATATGTGACAGTCACAGAATTGACGCATTCAGCCAAGGTGCGACGCTCAAAATCAAGATTACGAATATTGCTTTCATCTAAAGATATAAGATCAGCAGCATCATAATCATCACGAACTAAATACAATTTCCAAGTATTCGTAACGCGATCCAAATACAGCTGAGCATTAATATGCTCTTTGATATTGTCAACAAACTCATTGATGGATGTTGAATCAGTCCATTTGATCGACATACCCATTTCTTCAACATAGAGTCGATCTGCTGCTTTCTTAAATGAAACATCATCAATACTGACTTCTGAAACACCAATACCCCAGACTGTATTCGTCAAACATTCACGGATGATATGTGCCGGATTCATATCGCCTGTGGTCATTGTGGTAATCATCGCAGCCAAAATCGTTTCAGCTAATTCTTCTGGATTATCACCACTAACAACAGGAATAGAACCACCGCTATTATCAAAGTTAGCCAAACTTCCTGCTGTGCCAATACCTACACCACGCATTTTGACTGCTGTGCCATCTGAAATAGAAAATGGTGAGTTTTTATCATCCACCATGTCGCCTACTTGATCTAAAGCTTGAGCAATATTCGACATTGCCCCGTCCGACACACATACACAAACATTATTTCGTGGAATCGATGGGCTAAAAAAACCAACTGCACCCGAATATGCTGCCTGAGCATCCGTTCCACCACCTGTTGTCAAATCATTTACAAAAGCCCTTAATTCAATATAGTCATTAAGCGATGCCTGCATTTTGGTAATTGATGTCGCAGAACTACCCCACGCTTGAATTTTAATATTTAAAGATAAACCACCATTTGTTAATGTTTGCAACTCATCAAACACAATAGACATCGCTTGTTTTAGAACAAGAAGTTTATTTCCAGCCATTGAACCTGATGTATCTAATGCAATATATAAAGTCGAATCTTGAGTAAAGCCTGTTTTAGATGAGTTAATTTCGGCTTTATTCAAATACCACTGTTGAATTCCATCATGACGTATGTGAATTCGTTTCACTCGCCATTTTGAATCGGGCATAGTCGGACTCGTACCAATATAAACATTGTCGAAAACGACAGAACACACGCCACGATATGCGGAAATCAATCCACCAAAGGCATTCGAAATTTTCGCGCAAATACGCTGTAAAGTACTGCTTTTCTGTTGATTAGCATGCCCGAACAAGAGTTCAATATTGCCTTGAACACCACCCTGCTGTTCGTCACCACCAAACAGACTTGGCTTATTAATGTAAATTGTTTTATTCGTGCCTTGCTCTACCTGATAAGCATCTTTTTCCTGAAATGAAATCTTAGTGATTGCATCAATCGGGCCATGGCATAAAACAAAATGACCACTGGCAAAGTATTTGTAGCCAATCGTTTGCTTTTTCTTTTTAGCCATATTCTTTTGCCCTCATAATCACTTGTTGCGCCATCGCATCGTGGCCAAACAATTCTTCAAAACGCGCTATTGGCATTCCGTTATCAAAAAAATCTTGTATCTCAGCATTTGTTAAACCTTGATTCAAAAAAAAGCGTCTTGCTTTGATCGTACACATACCGCAGGCACGTATATGATGGACAAAAATAAAGCCCGATTTGTGCGGGCTATTTTGCGATTCCATGACTCACCTATTTTTTGATGGCTTTTGGCGTACCGGCTAAAAATGCTGTGACGTTTGGTGCAACATCACAGGTCCCAAAAATGACAGGAATTGATCCCCCTTCATCAGAAGAAGTCATATCAAGCTCACCGGGTGTAAGTCTTGATTTTTGTCCTCTTCGCATCATGATGAAAGATGCTATAGCCGTAATGGCTGAAACAACCAAAGCAATAATGGCAAACATTACACAATCCTCGTGGTTGTCGGATTATCCTCTGGCATATAAGCAAAGCCGAGAAAATTGTCCGTGTTATTGAATCGATGACATGCGGTTAAAGACTTCATGCATCCAGGATAAACCGTCACAAAAAACACTGATTCAGATGCCACATCAAATGCATTTTGTGCATCTTGTGTCTGTTGATAAGCGTTATCGAGTTCATTTGTTTTTGATCGATAATTGCTTGAGCATCCAATAAGTCCTGCTCATAAGTCGGACTCGCTGGATCTAAAGCATCACGATCTGCAATGGCTTCAATCAAAGCTGATGTTGCAATCGTTTCTGCATTTATAGCTTGCAGCCAAGTCTGCTTTGTCGTGTTATATGACAACAATGCTTCATCAGTCGTCACTTGGTCAGCCAATGTATCTAAGCGACGAATCAAAGTGACTGATTGCCCAGAACTCGACTCAATTGCTACATTTACACCGGTACTGCTTTGCAACATACCAAGTCTGAAATAATTATCATCGACAACTAAATCACGTAGTTGCACATTCAACTTGTCTACAGATTTAACTGTTGTTTGAATGCCCCATTGTGATTTATCCAACTTACAGCCACTGCCATACAGATCATGACAACAAGTTCGCTGATACTTATAACGCGCACCGGCACGACCTAAGCTTGTATAGTCCGTTTCACATTTCAGCGTAATTTCTACACCATCTGGCTTAACTGCAGTAACACGACCTTGCCACAAGGTTGAAATATTGCCAAATTGCAACTTGCTCACTTTTACCAGGATATTTTCTTCAAGTGCTGAACGCAGGCAGTCTTGAGCGAATTTGCTGTTCAGTGCAAAGGTAATATCAATTGAGTTTTTTTCCAGATCACTACTTGAATCAATTGCCGATCTCGTTAATGTGATCGCTTCATAGATTATTTCGCCATCCTGAACAGACTTATCGCTCGACGTGTAATAAAACTTTGCATCCCCTCTGGTAAATTCATAAAGCTCACGACGAACTGCAGAGTTGGTTAGTGATTGAAAAAACTTGCCCAATCCCATTGCCTAAACTCCTATTTCTAAAATGGGTACCGTGACTTCTACAATTCCTGCACCTTGGTAGTTTAGATCCACTGAATCCGCATCAAGACGATGCAAGCCCAGATATGAAATCAACTCTATTGAGTCTGCATTTTTATTTAATGCTGGCGATATCGTGACCTGAACAGTACTTCCCGACACCAGAACAGATGCGGTAATTGTATGCGCTGTCCACTCACCATTACTTTTAATTGCAATATGCTTGCGCTGGTCTGCAAGCTGTTTATATTGATCCGATTCAATCAACAGTACCGATGATATAAAGCCAGTGCTTTTACATCGCATATTGGCTTCATAGGTTGGCAACCAGAATGGGCGATATTTACCACGTCTACGGAATAGGAATTGGCGGTATGCATATAGCTGTTCCGGCCCTCGCAAAATGGTTCGATACTGTTTGCTATAGCGCGCAAAATCCCAGTCTGTACCTTGATAAATCACACCGACCTCATTATTGATAACACTTTGCTGTTGAGAGATTGTGGCTTCAAGACTGCTGCCATCAAGCATAAGACAAAGTTTGTGCAGGTCATTTCCAAGAAACTGCTCCGGTGCACTTTCAGCAACCTCAGGTTCATCAATCACGATAAAAGTAATGCCTGAGTGGGTGTAAAAATCGCTGATCTGCCGTGAAATATCACCACTGATAAAACATACCCGTACCGGATAGAGTTTTGCATTGTTGATATTCACTGGATTAGCAAGTCTTAGCCGATCACTTTCGACCGCCTGAACTTCAACCAATATTTGCTCAGAATTATTCTTCAACAATGCAAGACAGTCATTATAAAAGGAATAAATATCAGTACGACACATCACAAAGTCGGCTGATACATCACCAACATATTGTGACTCCTGGAACAACGGAACCGCCCAATTTTTTACGCAGGCCGCCCCATTGCACATTAAAATTTCGCGCAATTTCTTCCTTAAGTACAATGGAAGAAAAACCCAGCGTTTGCCGAGCCTTATCCTTAAGTGGGATTCTTGTTTCAGTGCCATTCTTGGATTCAAAAACATCGGTTTTAAAACCTATGCTTTCTGTAGCACCAACCAGTGCTGGCGAAGTTAGTAAAACAACCTCTCCAAAATTTTCGGTTGTTAATTTCACCCAATCACCGCCTTAATCGAAGATCGATTATTTTTAATAAAGTTCATGAATGTTTTTGTGCCTGATGATGTCCCCATGAAATCACCAACAATTGATGGATCTAAAATATTGTTGATTTGAAGGCTTTGTGGTGTAGATTGTTGTCCTGTTCCACCCACCTTCGCATTTGCTTGTGCCTGCTTCTCAGCCTGAATAGTTCCACCGTTGTTGATGGCATTAAGAGTATTGATGCCGACACGTTTAGTAGCTTCAGCATTAAGCACATACTCTTGACCATGCACCACACCCGCCTCTTGGTTTACACCGTAGTTACCTGTGTAGCCGCCGGATTTGAAGCCCTGCATATTGACCGACTTAATGCTTGCAGCCTGTGCAACCTGTAAGGCTGCTGCAGCTGCACCCATAGCAGGCGCAATATATGGACCAACGTATGGTGTACCAACGACCGCATCATAGGCCTTAGAGTATGCCGCTGGAATGTTCAGCATCGCTTGGGCAACTGCAAAAGCCTTTTGAGCTGCGAACAAAACTGCATAGGTTTTAGAGTTTTCATCTACAAGTGATGCAAAGCCACCCAGCATGCCTTCCATGTAGCTGGCAGTAGACTTGGCTTGCAGTTCAAGTTTTGCATTTTGATACGCTTCCTCATTTAGCAGGTCGAGTTCTCGCATTTTCTGTAGAACTTCAAATTGCTTGACCAGAGGAGATTCCTCATAGCCCATTACATCGCGATAGTCACTGATAGCGTTATCACGAACACTTGCCTCATCTTGTGCTTGATTTATGTATGAGCCTGTAAGCAATGCACTGCGTTCTTTTGGATCCTGATATGTAAGCTCAATTTCCCGTCGTTCAAGTGCATACCTCTCTCTAATTAAATCCATTTCAGAGTAGATGGCTTGATTTGCATTTAGGATTCGCTCGTCTTTTGCAAGCCTTACAAAAGCAAGTTCTCGCTTAAACTGCTCATCAAGTGCACTTTTCTTAAGGGCTTTTTGCTCCTTCGTTAAATCATGATCTGCCTTGATTTCCTGCTCTCTAATATTCATCGAGAACCGAAGTTTCTGCTCTTCAGTCATCAGGTGTTCAGCCAATTCAAATTCAAACTTCATCTGAATCAGTTTTTCTTCCTGATTGTATCGGTCTTGGGCATCATCTATATATTTAGACATGCCTTTTTCCTGAAGATGCTCAATTTCATCATTCAGCTTCATTCGTCGCTGTTGATCAGCAGTAGCATATTCATATTCAATTCGAGCGATTTCTTTCGCTAAACGCTCAGCTTCACGTTTTCGCTTTTCACCTTCAGATTTAGCTTTTTTGGTCTTTTCCTTTTCGCCTGCTGCGAAATCATCAAGACCGGTTGTGATGCCTTTTCTAGGGGTGTCTTTTGGAGGTGGAACTTTCAGGTTTTTTACATTGTTAGCTGTTTTTCCAGTAAAAATCTTGTCGATTTTTTCCATTGAGTTGGCAACCGAATCAACAGCATTGGTATAGTTGTCCTTAACAATTTGTGCTGCACCAGCAAAATCACCACTAAGAAAGCGCATCATAGCCGCCGCACCAGCCCCAATGGCATCACCCACCAAATAAAAGGCATTGCCTACCACAATAGCGGTAGAGGCCAATACTTTTAGGGTTACAGCCAGAGTATCTCCAACTTGGGCGAAGGTACTGCCTTGCTCCGAATCCTGAAAGAAGGCATCAGCGATATCAACTAGGGCGGGGACAACAGCAGCAAGCATGGTGTTGCTCATGCCCTTTAATTGAAGCTCTAACAGCCGCGCTTGGGCTGAAAAATCAATAGCCGTCTCAATACCCTGTTCCGTGATAATAAAACCAGCGCGCTCAGCAGCATTGCCCCATTCTTCAATTGCAGCACCATTGTCAGCAAATATTGGCAAAAGTTTAGTGAAGTCATTTGCCATATTCTCAGTCAAGAATGACATTTGCTCTTGTGAAACACCTGCCTCTTCAAGCTTATTTACATACATCTGCATGGCATCGCCACCGGATGCCTTTTGCATTTCAAGGGCAAACTTTTTAATTTCTTCGCCTGACATTTTGGAATGCTTTTGTAGCAGTTCGAATGCGTCTGTAGCTTCACCCTTACCAGTTAAAACAAACTCTCCAAGCTTTTCATTAAAGTCTTTGATTTGGTCTGATAGTTGCTCTTGTGTTATACCAACCTGTTGAGCAGCTACAGCCATTCGTTGAAATTCCACCACCCCCATATCAGCTACAGTGGCAAGGTTCTGAATTTCTTTTGCATTATTGGAATACGCTAGCGCCATGCCTGTTAATGCACCAAGCGAACCAACGGCAGCACCAGCAACACCAGCAATTCCGATTGCGGCAGATGACAGTAATGCGCTGCTTGATCCTAGAGTTTTGGTAAGACCACCAAGCGACCCATCAAAGCTTGATACGCCATCTTTTGCACTTTTTGCCGCATCCCCAGCTTGTTTAAAAGCGCCACCTAAGTCTTTAGATTTCTTTGCAGTCTTATCACCCTGCATTTCAACACTTTTAAGCGATTTATCCACCAAATCCAGTTCAGTTTTAGCTTTTCTGGAATCTACTGTGATAAGTAATTTAGATTCTTGAGCCATTTTGTTTTCCTGCGGGCAATAAAAAACCCCGCAAAAGCGGGGTTGTATTTAAGGGTTTAATCTATGGGCAGTGCTTTTTCCATAAATCATTAAATTCAGATTTGGATGCGTTGTAGTCTTCAAGGTAAACGCTATCACCATCACTTAAAAAACGTTTTGCACCGGCATAGCCACCAAAACTATTTTTAGAGTTAACTTGACCACATTGTGCGCTTACAAACTCATATTTAGCAGACTCTGGATCTTTAAGTATCCCAGATAAAGCTGTTTGAATTTGCGCTTGTTGCATCATCTTCTGAGTTTCTGCGCTCGGCTCGGATGGGGGTGTGTCAGAATTCACACTAACTATTATCATAATCACCGTAAAGATAATAAAGCCAAGCACTATTTTAGTGAATAATGATGTTTTCTTTGGTTGTTTTGCGCCACATTGCGGACAACTTTCAGCTTTATCGCTTATCTGGTTTCCGCATTCCTTGCATGGTTTAAGCGCCATGTTACTCCCCGATTTTAAGAATTGTCAGGGATAAGATACTAATTTATGGGATAAAAAGAACCGCCATAAGGCGGTCGTCTTTTAGAAGTTATATCGAAGGCCGGCTTTGTAGGTCACACCATTCAGATCCAGATCATCTGCATTGCCTGACAAACAATCACCATCCAGGCAAACTTTTGCATCGCGGTTAAACATCCATTGATAGCCGAAGGCGCCAAATAAATCCATTTGTGGAGCGAGTTTATAGCCAACCTCAAGTGCAGCTGGAATTGTGAAATAATCCAACTCAATATCCATTCGCCCCACACCCGGAACAGTTTCACCTTCATCAAGCCAACTCATTCCAATACCAATAGAAGCCGCTGAATAGAGCTTATCGCTTTCAAGAAATTTATTCTTTAGACCTATAGCAAATTGGTTGTAATCAACATCTGAGCTTTGGAATTTATATTCAGCCCAAATACTCGCAGTTGGGTGTGATTGGTATTCCGCATTAATAAAGAGCCCGTCAAAAGATTCTGTGCCCAAGAATTGATCTGAGCCTAGCTTTGAACCAGCGTAACCAAAAGCAATAGCGTATTTAGGAGCAGTATTTACCTTAAGGCTATCATCATTGTGCACATAGAGAGGAGTGCTCCCCATTGTTTGTGGAGCGCCTCTGTTAAGTTGTAATGGTTGGTTCGCTAACGCAACTGTTGAAACAACCCCTATAACCCCAGCTAAAATTAATTTTCTCATTATATTTCCCCTATTATGGTGGGGATAAGATACTAATTCCAGCACAAAAAAACCATCCCGAAGGATGGTTGTTTTTACTTAAGTCTACTTAACCAGTCGATCCATTGCATTTTGCATAATTAATGGAAGTTGCTCTTTAGGCACCATATCGCTGCGACTCACTAATTCGGGAATAGCTTTAGCATCAATCATCACAGCATTGTCAGGCACAAGATCAATTGCAAACCCGCCTTGATAATGCAGCTTTACAGTCATCTGCTTACCTTGGAGTATTTGCGACATTAAAGCCTGCGCCACCTGTTCGGCATTAAAGGTTGGATGCTCTGGCATTTTGCCACCTAAACGCTTCACTTCCTTTTCAAGCTGCTCATGGTATTCAATCAGACGATATTGCAATACACCATGACAGTTTTGAATTGCATTTACATCTACTGGCGAATGCTGCTGAACTTTATCAAAGGTCAGGATTAGACCATGAACATATTCAACAGCCTCATCAAGTTGATCTAGCGGGATTTCCTCAATATGGTTTTTATTAAATCGCTGTAAAACCATGTTGTATGCATCAGAAAAATTGATCTTCACACGCGATACTAGATTCGATACAGCATGACGCAGATTTTCACGGTCTTTCGGGGTGGATTTACGTGGATTGACCGCTTTACCTTTTGTCCAGTAATCCCAAAGTACATCGTCACATTCTTCTTGATACTTGATAACGGTATCTCGAAGCTCGGGTTTTACTTTGTTTGGGCTGATAGTTGTAAGCCATGCAAGAAGTTTGCGTAGTGGCAGGCAAACCATCTCCTGCAAATCACCTAGGGTGGGTATAACGATTTTCGTTATACCCCATCTTTGTGGGTTTGCATTGAATTTTGCCAACTGTGATTGCCATGCTAATCCCATGCCATCAACGATAGGTTTCATTGGGGTGTATGGCTGTCCATTAAACTCAACTAAATATAGTTCAGCATTGTGGAAAGGCACTGTCATTTGAGTTAAACTATTTGAAGTCATATTAATTTCCTTTAAGTTGACAATCAATTAAGCCCTTGCCGTCGAAAGTCTGGGCTTTTTTGTTGTCTATTGATTTCATGCTTTCGCACTCTCTTTGTTTAAAAACTCTTTTATGGCTTGGTTGATAAGCCAGTTAATCGAACGATCCTCCTCTTTACCCTTTAATTTCAGCTTTTCGTGATCTTTATTATCCAGAAACCGCATTTTGTACTGCTGGCCTTTTTGATTAATACTCATGTGTTCCTCATAACATCATTTAGGTACGTATTTATAATGTACCTCTTTTATGGCATTGTCAACATCAAAGAGGTACTTTAGTATTGATATATTAAATTTGCGGTATATGGCTTGCTTCTAATGAGTGAAAATCAAAAAGACCCACAATATAAATTACGATGGTCTGAAGAGTTAAGAGATAAGGTTGTTGAATCCGCAAAGGAGCGCAGTCGATCAATCAATGCTGAAATTTGTAAACGCCTAGAGGAAAGCTTCGAGCAAGATCAAAATAGTTTTGACCAAGGGTATGAAACTGCCCTAAATCATGCAGCACTAGCTATTGCTAAAGTACTAAGCAAGAAAAATGTAGAATGGCCGGAAATTCAGAAAACCGCTCTTTTCATGCTTGAAGAAGCTAAGAATATAAAAAAAGCACCCTAAGGTGCTTTTCTTTTAATAAAGGCTGAATTCTAGAAAGCCCAATTACGACCTTGCCCTATCTCATAAACGATGAGAATTGAGGCTATTACTATTAGAATGACAACAAAGATTTCAGCTTTGGTCAGCATTTTTGGCGCTCCACTTTTCATCACTCACATGATAAGCAAAGCGTACAATTAATAACATAAAAGTTACAAAATAATTATTGGAAGTTACAAATTATGGATCGGAATAAAAAACCACTCCGGAGAGTGGTTATTTAATATCTTCTGATTTGAGTGGGTTTGCTTTCCAGCGGTTAGCAAGTGATTCGAATTCTTTGAACAATGTATCTTTTTTGCGAATTCTCTTAGCTGAGAAACAGCTGGACTACCAACACCCCAGAATTTTAGCATTGTTGAGCAATACATTCGTTTAAATAAATCTTCGTCAAACAACCCTTTATTTATGCCGATTGCATAAAATTCGTATCTATTCAAAACCTTCAATAGATGCATTCGGATTTCAGCCTCATCAGAGGTTAAGCAATGATTTTCAACACAGAAAAGGTGTGCCAAATCCCGAACCCCAGTTTTCCCCAATGTCTTGTAGTAATCTTCTGGATCCTCATTGAATTTCAATATTAAAGTCTTAGAATGAGCTAAGCTATCATCCTTGTTATCATCTAGTATTGTGTCAAGCGTTGCTCTTTCTCTTGAGGTTGATCTGGAAGAGTGGATGGTTGAATATGCTATATATGCTGATACTAAAAAAACTATTAACTGAGCAAATAAGAGCCAATCCCCTGTGGTCCATGATCTTAACTTAAAGTATTGAGCGATATTATCAGAAGCTAAATATACAGATATTAAAAAGGCAGATAACGCCAATATAAACGTTGCTCTGCCTTGTAGAATTTTTTGGGTTGAAGACTTAGCCATCCCAGCCCTCTGAGCACACAGCTAAGGCTACTACGTTTAATAAGTTTAAATGTAATTTTTTCATAGCTTTATTCCTTAGACAAAAACACCCTACTATCGTTTGATACTAGGGTTTATTTGCTCATATTATGCGATAACGCATAATGGGTCAATACGCTACAGATTACTCTTTGTCAATATTTGTGATCTAACAAGCGCGTTAATTGTTGTCGCACAGCATCATTAATTTACTGTTTATCATTAAAGAAACCAACTCACGCTGATTTCTTACTCATCTTCTTATACGCCTCATCAATAAACTGGTTATCCAGATCAAAGATGACAGCATTAAAAATATAACGCTCCACTGGTAACTCGTATTGCTCACAATAGGCATTTACATCAGCGATGCTTAAGGCTAATGGAGTGCCTTGCTCATATCGACGTGACCTAGCGATAATGTTGTACGCTTCAATTAAGGCATTGGCTGTATATGAGTATGCGGGTGGATCAGGCAACTTAATACCCAAAGCTTCACGCTGCTTTATTTCGTGTTCGCTGAGTCCGGCGTATCGGCTAAGGTATTGGTGGAGTTCTGCAACTTTCCCAAAATTAACTGCCGGTTAACCTCAAACTCTTTAGAGATTTCCATTGCCTTTTTTGAGACAAAAATCATTAACTCAACACCCTGGGTACCACCATTTAGAAAAATTTCACCGGCAATTTCAGGAGAAAACGCAACATCCTGCTTTAATTCTTGATCACCATTTTCATTGATTTTCAAGATATCAAAACCTTGCCAATCTTCAATTAAAAATGCTTCTGCTTTGTATTGAAAGAAGTGAAATGGTTTTTATTTCATCGTCAGGCTGTGCACGATATAGAATCCCCGCTTCTTCATTCTTTGCAAGATAAAGCTCATTGTTGGCGCTTTTAATCTTAACGCGTTGCTGCTTATCCCCATCTTTCTTGTAATCAAACCATTTAGCGGTGTTTGTGCTTGTGCCGATACCAAATGCCATATTTATACCTATATCTGTTGTTTGCATTTACCGCCCGAAGGCGGTCTGATGTTAAGGTGCGATAATGCGCGTAATAGTTGGTGATACGTTGATATGGTTAAAACTCACATCAAGCATAATGGTGTCTTCACCACCACCATCTGGGTGATTGGCTTCAGATACTTCCAGCTCAGGGAACTCGAAGGCATAACCATTACCCTTGCCATCTTCGATAGAAAATTCCAGTGGCATGGTGTCACGCGATTTCACATAGTCCACATATTCCGCAGCTTGAGCACCAAAAATAAATTGGCTGCTCAGGGTAATATCCACCATCTTTTCCAGATAGGTTTGTGCTGAAAGCTTTTGGTTGCCTATACAGCGGATCGCTTCCAGGTTGTTGGAGATATTTAGTTCAAGCGACTGCATGCAGGCAGTACCGACAATTCCCTGCCCATTTACAGTCAAGTCACCAACATTTAACGCAGATACCATAACGGCTTCAGGAACAGGAATTGGAGCAACAACCGGATTTACTGTAGTGCGCTCAAAGTCAGTACCAACAAGACCAAAGGTTGCTGTAATTTTACCAGTGGTCGCAATAGACATTGATGCTTCACCAATGCGCACACCACGGTAAATAAAGACCTGACCAATGTCAGAGTGAAACTTCACAAAGGTAAATGTTTTGCGAACATCACCGCCAAACTGAAGAACATCACCTGCCCACTCATTCATAGCCACAGCTGACCAGAAGTCATCAAATAGACCAACAGATAATTCAACTTCAAGTGAACCAGTAATTTCCGCTTCAGTTGCCATACCACCTTGACGGAAGCGAGTATCTGAAACACTGGCTGAGGTTTCTGTGGTTACTGATTCAGATAAACCATCTGAGACTCGGCGTACTGTTTTCCAGACTGGTACAGCTGGTAATACTTCCGGCGTTTCCTCTGCTGCATAGTAGAGGCGAATTTTTGCACCCGAACTCATAGAGTCCTCCTTATTTTAGGCAATAAAAAGCCCAACTCTAGGTTGGGCATGGATGTGGTTTTAGGCTATTAAAGGGATTTGCTCAGAACCTTTAATGCTTTTCAGCAGGTTATCAATCTTTTTGGGAATTTTTAAAAAGCACTCGTATTTTGAGCCACCAAATCTTTTTAGTGGAGTGTAGTGAAAATCATTCATTAGGCTGTGAAGCTTTTTCTCCAAATCCCAAATAAAACCAGCATCACCGCTAATAAAATGTAATATTTCAAATTGGTACGGCATGTAATAACCCGAGTATCTTTCCTTCACTTCATACACAGTGATTCCAATCTTGTAAAATACTTCATTGCCACCGGTTAGCTTTATTACATATAGATTGCTAATACCTTTATGGTTTTCACATGCTTTGATGTATTTTTGGCGTGTATATGGAGTTGGCTTGTTACATAGAGGGCAGCCACTTTTTTGTTTTTTATGTCTGTATGGTGTTTGAGAAAAGATTCCATGCTTACTGCAGATAATTTTAACTGGGACATCAACTCCGTTGTAATTAACTAAAGAGTAGTCGTATCTCTCACCATGTACCGCAATAAACTGCTGAATAACATCCGCTTGTTTTAGTTTATTGTGCCCGCCACGGTTATCTTTCTTGGGTTTTTGGTTGTTTTGAGATTGCATAGCATTCGCTATGACTTTAGAATTGCAATCAGTCATATTGTTACCTTTAATAACAGTGTGATTAGAACCCGATATGTGCTTCCAACACCTATCGGGTTTGTTGCCTTATTATACCATAAGATACTGTTTTTATTGCTAGTTCACTCGGAACTCAGCTCGAATTATTTTTGCGTAAAAATCCTGGTCATCCATGCTTTGTGGTGCATGGACTTTGTATATTTCGAGATGAGATACGCCAAAGGATTGCAGATACTTTCTCCATGTGTCGCACAACTCGGAAAGCATAATTAGCCCGCTTCCAATTGGGGCGAAGCATTGAATTGAAATAATGCCCTGATCTCGAATACACGGTTTATCACCAATGCCTACAATCTGGCTATCAGCGTATTGAATAAACACCTTACTCCAAGCCTTATTTTTTGGTGGCTCAAAGGGCTTGCCATGACTTGGTGGCTTGTTCACTATTTCAACAGTCAAATCTTCTAGCTTGGCAATCCTGATAATTTCCTGATGAATGGCTGTTTCGGCTTGGGTGAGTGTCATCATTTGTATTTGCTCGCGACTGAAAGGAATGTGAGTGAGTAAATTCCAAGTGATGCTTGCTGTGAATGTCCATTCTCAAGCCTTAGGGCGTATGGCAGATTGTTTTGTATATAGACACTATCCCCAAGCTTGGCTTGCAAAATTTGACCTGCTCCTTCCGCAAACACTTCTTGATCCAGCGTACCTTTTGGCGCCTTATTTCCATTACTTGGCACTGTCTCATTTGTGGTTTTGTTGACTGTGACCCTATGATTGGAACGGAATGCACCGTCCATGACTGGACTGCCCATAATCACGCCTTGCAGCATCTCAGCACTCACCTTTCGTAAATGCTCATCGCCAATTTTCTCCACCTCAAGCGCAAAATTAGTTGGTTTGTTTTTCCATGCCATTTGAACCTCTCAGATTTTTGAAAAGTGATTCGTATTGAGGGCTGTCATCCTTATTTATGGTAACCACAACCACTTTTGATTTTCCTGAGCCGGCATGCAACTTATTGATCCGCTCCAACTCATCAGATTTTTTAAAAAAGCTTATCGGCATTGTCATAGCTACACCTTTCTAAGTTGGCAGGTCCAAATGCTATTTGTTGGGTCTTGGCCAATATTTTTCACTTCAAAGCCACCATCCCTAAACTGCCAGACATCCCCTATTTGAGGAATGCCCGTCAGCTCATTTTGAAGGACAATGGCCTTAGCATCAGTAGCTTGGTAGTCGATAGGCTTAACCATGTCTCGGAGGTAATTCCCTCGCACGCCACGCCCTGAATATGACTCATCACCCACAATGGGATAAGTCTGCGTTTCAAAATCAAACTCACCCGAGTAAATCAGTTTTTCACAGGTGAATGAGTCGACAGCATCGGCCAGATCAGTACTAAATGCCGTAGCCACTTCGGCCTGAATATCATCTTTAATACCCATTACTTCACCACAAATGTATTAATTCCAAAGCCTTTAGAAAGGTACGGTACAAGCAAATCTTCAATGAATAACATCGTCGAGCTTTTGCCCTGCTCCATGCCTGCCACATATTCCTTTTGAACTTCTACTGTGTCCGCTTTGACGCGCTTGGATTTCACCACGCCATCAGTCTGCGTCACATAGAGCTCACCTTTAGCAGCCAACTGTGCAGCATAAGCCCCTGCAAGTAATACATCTTCGGGGATTACTTCAAATTGACGCAAAGGCTTGGCACGAAGCCAAGCATTCGCCTGAGTAACTGCGAGATTAGCATCACCCAATCCAGCCCAATCTGGGCCAAGGCTTTGAGTGACTGAATCGATAGTGACGTAATTCATAGTTATTCCTGTTCTAATAGAGCGACTAAATCAGCCTTTTTTGCATCAGCAGGAATCTCAATTCCTTTTGCTACAAGCTGCTCTTTGAGTTTTTCAACCGTTAGAGCATTGAAGTCAGTTGGTTGGGTGCCGTCACCAGCACCTTCAGTACCACCGCCATTTTTTTCCGCTTCTTTAGCACCACCTGCTGAAGCACCTGATCCAGATGCTCGACCTGATGCTTTTTTAGGTTGACCACCCTGCTGAGATTTCAGGAAGTCATCCCAAGTGTTTTTATTTTCACCTTTACCGATTCCCATTGCTTACTCCTTATTTGGTCACAATGAATGAGATTGGAACTGCTTTGCGATCTACAACGCGCTCCCAGTTATCAGCTAATGCCAGGTCAGCCCATGAAGGTGCAAACGCTTTCGCTTCAGTGCCATTGCCAGTAATAGTGTCAGCAGTAAACGAGTAGCCAAGCGGATGAATAATGAATTTACGACGAGACCATAAAGTCTCAACACCGCCACCATTTGCCTGATCATCCACATAAGCCACGGTTTCAGCATTCTGCGGCTGGCCGTATGCATAGCCGATTGCACCAGCACCAGCGACCATAGTCAGGTATTGTGGAGCGAGGGCTGTGCCAAGGTTTGGCATACCATCATCCACAACAACACGCTTATTTTGGTATACAGCAAAACGGGTTTTTGCCTCAGAGTCCACGATGAACTCAATTTGGTTTTGCTTCTGCAGATCAGCATACTTTTTGCTGTGCATGATAATAATGCCGAGCTTGTCCAGGTTATCGCCCATACTCGCTTCAGCATCAATAATCACATCAGAGTTCAGGCCACTGGCTGTATCAGTGATGATCATGTCGCTCGCACCATTCGCCACGTTTTCACGGTAAACACCGATCAAGGAAGCAATGAGTCGGCGCTGCGCCTGTTTGCGCCAGTATGGGTTAATTCGACCACGGACTAATTCATTTAACGGGTCTTTATTGGTTAATTCTTTAACCAGTGAAGCGGATGACCAGCCTTCGTTGACGTTCGCAACATAGGCCTGCATATCACCAGTAGTCACAGCCAATGGAACCGCAATGTCAACCGGGTTATCAGTTGAGTAATTCGGTTCAATTGATGCATCCAGATCATTCCAGTATGGAAGTTCAATCTTCGGCTTGCGAGCATTCAACAGCTCTTGCATTTCTTCAGTGGTTGCCAGCACGCCAGAGTCTGCAATAGCAGTTTTTTCCAGTGCATCTAGGGTTTTGTAGGATGCTGCAATATCTGCATCCCAGATATCTTTAACTTGAGTAGTAGCCATATGCTATTTATTCCTAAGTATTAAATTCACCAGCATCAAGGGCTGCTTTAAATCCAACTGGATCTCGTTGCTTCCACTCGACACGTTCTTGAGTTGTCATTTCGCTTGGTTTTTTAGTAGCACCGCCACCTTGACCACCAGAAGCCCCACTTCCTGATGCGTTTGACGCACGAATCAAAGGCTTGAATGCCTCATTCGCACGAAATTCTTTTTCTAAATCTTCAATGCTCAATGCACTTGGTTTGCCCTGCAAATCAAGAACACGGATTTTAATTTCACCATCTACAGTTTCAACCTGTAGGCGATTACTAATATGTGGAAGTAAAACTGAGTCACTACCTGGTACAGCGAGTTTTGCTGCCAGCTCAGTGGCTTTGCTTCCCACCGTTAATTTGTAGACTTGCGCCTCAAGCGCTTGTTTTTCGTTTAACAGCTCGGTTTCGCGTGCTGTGAATTTCTCACCCCATGACTTTTCCAAAGCGTCAATGTCGCCTTTTTTGCGAGCATTTTCTTCAGCTTCTTTTCGGGCTTGCTCTTCCGCTTCTTTGCGCTTTTGCTGTTCTGCTTTCTTTTCAGCAAGCAGTTCATCAACCTTTTTGCGTAGGCCATCATCGTTTTGAGGTTGTGGAATACCTTCGATTTTCAGGACGTATTTACCGTCTTTTTCTTCATAGAGTGATTTGACAGATTCCTCGACACCATCGAGATTTTCTAATTCATACTTCAGCATTTTGCTCTCCGAGCGATTATGCAGTCACAAACTGCGGGCATAAAAAAAGACCCGTTTGGGTCTAGGTTTGGATTTGGTTTATTTGCGCTGATTGCTCAACTCAATATCTTTTTGATTAATTGAGCTTCGCATAACAGGTGTCTTTTTCTTAGGTGGTATCTGGAAGGTTGCAGTCACAATCGTCATTCCATCCACACTACACTCAGCACTAACATTTGACTGTATGCCTATCTCTTGTTTGGTTTCGGCATCTACAAGTACAAATTGATTGGTGCCTTCAATAAGCTTTAATTCAACGTCTTTCATAATCCCAATTCCTTAAACGTCTTTGCATCCAGCACCCTCAACTCATCGAGCGTGTACATAGCGCCTTGCGGATCAACAAACTTATCGATGCTGTAATTGCCTTCTTTGTAGAGCTTGTAACGCGATGGACCGAGCCATTCCTTTTGAAAAAACTCATCAGTCTGGTCGAAGAACTTTTTAAACGATGTATTAGCATCTAGCTGACCAATCAGGTCTTTACGTTCATCTTTTGGAATGTCCTTAACCTTGCGTTCATCCATCACAAAAGGACGTTTGCCGGCAATATCGCCATCTTCATCACAGCCGACCAGTACAGACCGGCAGTTATAATGAAGTGGCGGTTTTGGATAAGCCTTATTGATGTCGTACACATTGGCATCCAGTGAGGCGCATTGCTTGGAGGTGCGACCATCCAAAGTACTGACGAATTTTACATGAGTAAAACCCAAAGCTTTCCAAGTATCATCATAAGCAACATTCGCCACATGACTTCGTGCAGTCCTGACAGTTCGCTCAATCTCTACCTTGGTCGCATCCCAGATACCACCCACATAAGCGTACTGATTGCCTACCTTGGTTCGCTTGCCACGGATGCGGGTAATAATTTCCTGATTGGTTTGGCCCTGATTGATACCATCACGAATCGCATATTCAACCTGCTTTCGCGCCTTATCCAGTACAAAGCCAAACATTTCATTAATGAGCTGACCGCCTGCCAATGGAGTAGACTTTGCTTTTTTATAAAGCTGCTCACCACTGACCGAGGCTGCTGCACCTGTCATCAACTGACTAACATAAGATGCTTCATACACCGCCATGCTGACCGCTGACTGGTGAAAGGTTTCCGGCACCTCAACTGAAATCTCTTTAAATCGGTCATTCAGCAGGCTTCGGATTTCTTTCAATTGATCAGTTGTATATTGACCACTCGCCAATGCGATTCTTTCAGCATCAGACAGGTTTTCAAGTAATTCCCTTAGCTCTGACACCATCTTATTAGACAGACCGTAAAATCGGCTTAAAACTTCATTTACGACTTGGGTTGATGCTCGATAACTATAGGCAGAGTGTTGGCTCAAGGCATTAAGTATTGCTCGTTGTGCTATTTGGTCGTTCATAGTTCATACCTGGTAAAGCACTGGCCGTTTCAGCTTCGATCCGTTTTTCCTCTTCCTCATAATCAATTTCAGGAACTTTGCCGGTCGTGCGAATTGTATGGAAGGTTTGACGGCTCAATTTGCCCTGTTGCACCAGCTCGTTGTAGAACTTCAGCGCATCCAGTGACAGCTTACCTTTAGCGAAGTCCTGCTTGATCGTAAACTTGGCTTTTTCACCAGAACCGAAGTACTTGGCACACCAGCGCAAGACAATTTCAGAAGCTTCGTTCAGATTGGCTACGCACAACGATAGGACAGAATATTTCGCCATTGACTCATTATTGGATTCGGTTGCAGTTTTCACCACCTGATTTTCCTCAAGCAGTTTTGCACCTAACGCCTTCATGTGCTTTTCTTTGGCTTCCATTGCCTCTTTGGCAATCATTTGTTCCTGTGCTTGAGCAAAGGTGAATGTCGCACCCACTGGAAGCATTAAAGGAGTTGTAGAGCCAAGCATTACACCATTCTCTTGCAACCAATCACGCCACTCGGTATCAAGGCCAGTCATTACTGGTTGAATCTGACCGCAAAGAAATACACTGTTTTCATACTCAGCTGAGTTGTGATAATGCGCGATATTCATTAAAGCCAGTGACTCAAGTGGGATATTGTCGATTTCCCAATCATTCGCCACCGATCCAAGCGGGATAAATGGGATTTCATTCCACTTGGCGCCATTTGCATCAGTTGGATAATACGGCTCGCTATCCGCTTGCAAGGTGCCAGTACGGTCAGAATAAATCTGAACACAATATTCACCGTTCTGGTCCAGTCGCAATACCCGATAAAGCTGAATCTCTTTTAAGCTGAACTCATCACTCGGATCTACAATAGAATCCTTTTCAGCGAGAACCACCAAAGCTGTCTTAAAGTGAGCACCAACCTTGCGCACACCCCAGTTGATAATGCTTAAAGTTTTGTAGTGCACCACAGTCGGCAGAATGCCTAAACGTTCAACCTCAGCAACCGAAGTCGCACCATCTGTCTGCGGATAATCCACAAATAGACCGCCACGGCCAGCATCAAGCAATCCACCTAAAGCACTTTGCATCAAGTGGTAGTAAGACTTACCAGTGCCATCAGCGTTATATTTTAAGAAATCCATACCATCAGGATCAAAGTTCGGGTCTTCTGAAAAGGCAATACCGATCAATTCCTGCTTAGTGTCCTTAGTGATTTCATACAGCACAGCACGATCACGATAAGCCTGATTGCGTAAATCATTCTCACGCTGATCTTTACTCACATTGATTTCAGGAAGATATAAAGCACCTGCCTTTTTCACTGCATTTGCACCATCACATAGATCGTGAACGACCTTCCAACGGCCTTCAAATTCAGTATATTTAGGATGTTTTGAATTGACTGCCATTTAGTACACCGTGCTTAATGAAATAGTTTTTGGTTGAATCTTCTTCGACATCGCCACAGCAAAATATCTAAATCCATCGGCACCATGCGAAGTATGGTCATGCAGAGGTTTATCCTTCCAGCAGCCTTTCTTGTCATCCCACTCTTTGCGATAGTTTTCCAGATGAGAAATACCTTCCTCACACTTGGTTTCGTCAAACTCACATCGAGGCAGGATTTCACGGGCTAATTCAATGCCGTCCATGATCCCAATATTAGGAACCACCTGGAACCGAACCGAGTATTTCACTCCATCAATCTCATAACCCTCTTTGGCAATATCAAGACGAGATTTACCATCGTTCATCAGTGAGCGGTTTTGAATGTCGTGTGGAGCATAATGTGCTGAATAGGTATAGCCGCGATCCTTCAAGACCTTGAAGTAATGACGCATGCCTTCGCCTGAGTTTTCGTAGTAATCAATCACCTGATAATGGTCATCACCAATCTTACGAATGAACCAGATCACCATAGAATCCGATACACCCAAATCCCAGAAGGTCATCACATCCAAATGAGAATTATCAGGCAATTCACCAATACGGTCATTCTCGTACAAGAATTTGAATTGCTTCTTGTAGTAAGCGCCCTCTACTGACTGAGCAAAGGCTTCCGATGGAATAGATGGATACTCACGCTTAATATCTTCACCGAGCGTTTTCTCTTTCTGCCAGTACCATTGCTGCTGCTCTGGTGTGGTATGGATGTTGTATTTGGCTTTTAGTTCAGCAAAGTAATCTTTTAGGCGCTGCGGAATCTCAGCTGTAACTGGCAAAGCATAATCATGATTTTTCCACCATGAAAAGAAAAAGAACTTCCAGTCCAGGATGCCAAGTGTTCTGCCTTGTAGCTGTAACTTCTCAGCGGTCTGGCAGTAGTCATAGAAATAACCAGACTTACCTTCGGCAGTAGATTCAAGGGTGATCTTTCCACCTAAGCCAACCGCCTCAAAAGCACCAGTGACAATCTCACGGGCCTTATCCGGGTACTTGGCACAGATCTTACCAAACTCAGAAATATGTAACCGCTTAAGTGTTCCACCACGGAATGATGTGCTGACTGTAACCGACCCACCTTTGGAAAATACAAGCTCTTCCTTGGTTTCAATACTCAGTGGATTGGCTGCACGTAATGGGTGTGGCAGCTTCTCATAAGCGTATTTGACCTTTTCCCGAAACAGACGTTTAGCATCATGCAGGGTATGTGCAATCAAAGCACACTTATCAGACATGAACAGTGCGGCATCCAACTGGATAATACACATCTCAGTCGTAAAACCGAGCTGACGCGCTTTCAGGATAATGTTTCTCGACCACTCATTCTCAAAGTATTCAAGCTGCTCAAGTGTCATCTTGAACTTGACTTCTTTGCCGTTTTTATCGGTAATTTTATATAAGTTATTTAAACGCCAATGCTGATCAATAAGTTTTGCTCTATGCTCAGGTTTAAGCATATGCCCTCCTTATTAACCTTCTTTGCTTAGCTCATCCATTAGGTCTGAAATAGACTGAATCTCGAGTTTTCCTGAATGCTCCACTTTGTCTTTAAACGCACCAACAGAAACATGCTTGCCGAGTAATTCAAGGTTCTTAACCTTGTCAGGCCATTTGATTTTCTTAAGCCAGCCCGCCTCATCTTCGAGGCTGATAGTTTCAATATTTGATATATACTGCCGCCAGATCTTGGGCCAGTCTTTAATCGGCTTCACATTGCCGTTGTCATCCATGATGTCCAAGACATCCATCTGGTCAATTTCGACTAGGCGCTTTAGGACATAATCAGCGTCAATTTGGGTGCGTTCTTCTCGCTTTGCTTGAGCTTCTGCAATTGCTCCTGAAACACTAACATTTGCTAACAAGCGACTACCTTGCTCATTAGCCGTTCTTTCACTATATCCCGCACGAATTGCAGCCTGAGTAGCGTTTAGGTCTATCAGATATTCTTCGACAAACCTTTGCTGTTTAGGCGTTAGGTTCGCCATGTTTCATCTCCCACGCATACATCAAATCATCAGGCGTTTGTAGATAGCACCCATGCTTATTGCAGAATGCGTGAATGTCGTTTAAATATTCAGTGAATTGTTTTGTATTGGCTTCGGTTGTGCTCATCTTGTCCGCCATTTCATTAGCAATCTTGTCGTATAGTTGCTTTTCAGAAAGACCTAATACTTGCTCAAGATTATTCATGACCGAAATGGTTTCTCGATACATCCCAACATCATCACGCTGAAAGATACGAGCCAAGAACTTTCTTCTGAAAAATATATGCTCTGAGTCTTTATCACTGCCTATATGTTTAGCCCATTGTGTCACCCAGAGCCAATACAGTTTATTTTGAGCTTCACTTCTTTTACTTTGCTTTTGATCAATCACCACCCTTAACGGCTTACCCTCATTAATCGCCTGAGTGTAATTGGTGTGCATGTAGTTAATGGCTTTGGTGATGTCGGCATGACTCTGGATAGGAAACACGGCTTTTTGCATTTCCTATCTCCTTAATTTAGTTTTGGTCGGCACCTCTTGCGCCTTTCCACACCATATAAGACTTATCCAAATCAACATCAAGAAATTCATCATTCTCGATGTCATAATCAAAAGCAGGCATTAGCACAGCCTGCCCTCCATTAATCATCTCGGTATGTGCATAAGCCATATTTTCTTCATACCAGTCTTTAAATTTTTGAGCTTCTTCTGGCAGCCCTTCTTCACCATCTTCAATAATATTTTCTTCAAAACACATGTTATTTTCCTTAAGTTAAAAAATCTCTTTATCTTCCATCACCAACATCTGATTCACTCTCACCAACCACTTCTCAAACATGGCTTCACTCTCTATCCGATTACCCAATTCAAAACGGTCGAATGCAGCATGGCATTTAAAACAAAGGGAAACTGTGAATAGGTCTGAGCTTTTAATCCCTCTACCCTTACCATGCTTGGCACTATTTGAATGAGCAGCCTGGCTGTGAGGATTACCGCACCGAATGCATGGCAGCTTTCTAATTGCTGCGAGTCTTTTGGGGTTGCGCATTTAACTGATCTTCTATGCCGTGGATCTGCTTGTTTACCTTACGAAGTTCAGCACCACACATTTCTTTAAATGCATAGCTTGAAAACAGATGGTTGTAATTCATCAATCGGCTACGATTCTTTTCGAGTACTTCTAAATTCCGTTTTGCTTCTATTGTGTCCATAACCACCACCAATAAGAAAAGAAAAACCCCTCAACATCTAGAATGCGAGGGGCTTTGATTGCCGTAATACGTCCGGCGAATTCGCTATATAGTAAACAAAATGGATTTTTTAATGAAACTTCGCTATATGGCTAATCTATTTTAACTTTCCCACACTTCCGGCATTCAGCCTGATTAAAGATATCAGACTCATAATCATAGTGATGAAAGCAGAATAGGCGTTTTAGGAATTGGAGCATGTGGATCTCCTTTTTGACTGATTCTTTGTGTTAGTGAAAATGTCAGAATATTTCTATTTATTTTCAATGTATTGCTTTTTGATTAATTAAATATTTGTCAAAACTTTTGTCATATTTCAGGCATTAAAAAAGCCCTCTCCGCGGGGCCAGGCGCTACTCATTAATCCATCATCTCGAAATGGGCTACCGATCTGACTTCTTAACTTTCGTTCTGTATGGGTCGGGTTGTCATCCCAGATCTAGTATTTCTCTTAGGCCCACTCAGTACGTGACGAAATCGCACTGGATTCAAACCAATTTATACGGCTGGTTTCTGCATCGCACCGTTTGCGCTGATAGCCGAGCAAGTTAATACACAGCGTCACAAATCCAAGTTACCAATCGGCTGACGTTATTTCATAAGATCACCAATGACTTAGGTTTATAGGAAATTTAGGCATTAAAAAAGCCCACCATTTGGCGAGCTTCTTAGCACTTGGTCACTTTTGTATAGAACGACCAGTCTATAAATATCTTATGTTATATGGGGCTTATTTGTCAATTAAGCTTTTCTCAAATTTTTCCGATAGATATCTGCATAAAAATCTATTTCATCGCGCATGTCTGAAAGCATAATTTCTACCATGTTTTCCAGATAAGCATAGTGCTCACGATAGGTGCGCATCTTCATTTCTGTAATACCGAAGAAGCGTAATTTATCCTCAGATTTAAAATTACCCATATCTCGAAGGCTTAAGAATAGCGCCATCTTTGCAACCTTAAATGCAAAGGACTTAAGGTCAAATCGAATGCGCTGTACATCCTTTGATAGTGCCTGATAAAGCATGGCAGCCAAATGATGATGCAAAATATTGTAGGCCATTGTATTGTCGCGATAATCGCCCCACACCAAAATTTCACAATATGCTTTTGTCGCCTGGTCATCGATTGAAGCAATAGCACCGCAGCGATCTTCCCATGTAATTGGCTCCAAACTACCACCTCCCACACTAGGCTCATAATTCGCAGTCTTTGCCCGTAACTGCTGCCCCAACCATTCAATGTTTGTCATCTTTTCAGCTGCCATCGCATTCATCCCTATTCCCTCTTAAACCCTTAACTTTTCAACTTGAATAATCAGCTTCCCGCCTTTTTCTGATGGCAACCGCTTCACGAGCAATTCATCCACCTGGGAATCATCCAAAATCAACCCACCTTTCGACAAAGCATCGAAGCATGGTTTTACGATGTTATCGATGTCGCGTATTTTCGCATCAGGTGGCGCGTATTCGATCTTTACGCGAACTCTACCCTGATACCCTGCCGGCTCGATAAAGCGCTTCATAACGTCAATAAAGTGGATTGCACGCTTACTTAATCGATTGGTCTTGTTGGCCCCACGAATCCAGTAGTGATTTACTGAAGGAGGTGTGATTAAAACTTCACACCAGAGCAATTCATCATTCATCACACCAAATCCCTTCCCTTCGACCAGATGGGCTGGAACCTTTGGCATTGGATCTGGATTGGATTTCTTTTTCCCTGACTTGGCTGTTACACCAAATCGAGGACCAATACCGGCTTTTCGTGCCTGTGCTGCGGTGATACGGAGATTAGTCATTGGCACCTCGCAGGGCTTGTTCCTTCTTAACCAAATGAGAAATTGCTTTCCGAACCTTGATGCTAAGTTCCTCACGCTTCCAGGAACCAATAACAGCAGCTCTCATTCGACTTAATGCATAGACTGCTTTTAATCGGTTCTGCAACTCATCCCTTTCCTTCTTCTTCTCGATATAACAAGCCTCCATGTTGTTGAGCTGGGCTTTTAGGTTGTCGATGATGGCTTGTTGTTCTTGCCATGCTTTACGAGCACCAACAATCTGAACAGGGCTTAACTTTTCATCTATGCAAAACTTCTTAAAATCATTCATCTCTCAATCACCACTGTAGTTGGGCTGATATGATTCCGAATATCACTTACATAATCCGTGCGGTCATGGTCGGCTAGAGCGGCGCGGAGGTCGCTTAATAAAAACATCTCACCTTCCGGCCATCTAAAAGCAGAATTCCAATACCCATCCCAAACACTCCAGACCCCATAATCATTTTCTTTAAAATGAGAGTTGGTATTTGCGTGCGTTGTACCAATAGGCGCCCCATCCACAATTTCCCGCATTTGTTCGATTGTTAAGTTCATCCCTTTACCCCTCGCTCATTGCTTTCCACTTCAAGCATGGCCCACTGAATTTCATCCCACTTTGTTAAAGAAATACCCTTTTCCATTTGCGATATTTCCGAGACATATTGCTTTGAGCAGTTAAGCTTTTTAGCCAGCGCCATACCTCTACCGCGTCTTTCTAATAACCATTCACGCAAGGCTTTATTTAGACTTTTCATCCCTGTACTCCAAATAGCTGTTTGGTTTTGTCTGTGACCCTAAACCCTTCAGGCAATTGCTTATCACCAGAGATATAGCCAGCTTCTTCCAATTGCTCCACAAACGTTCTGGCAGGTCTAATCGTTCCACCAATCCAGCCATGAATCTCTTTCACCGAAGTTCGACCGGATTTAGCCAACATGCGACGCAATACCAGAATCATTTTTTCACCCTGTTTGACCGCATGCTTTGACGGCACCCAATCCACGGTTTTATTGTCTAATGGGTCTTTCATGCGGCACCTTCCTGCACAACTACTTTGATTTCAGCTCTGAGATCCTTGAGCCATATGTAATCGAGATAAACCTTGTCTAAATCCATGTAAGGCAAAAACTCATGTTTCTTTTCGTGGTACAGGTACACATGGCCATCAAGTACGGAAAAGTATTTTTGCAGTTGAGGAAAATAACCTTCAGGACATGGGGCATTTGTCAAAACCAAAGCGGCAATCATTTCAGCCGAGCCTTGTCCGCCGCATTTTTCAATTAAACTCACACCCCACCCCCTGCGCTTTCCTTAAAACCTTTAATCTTCTGTTTAGCTTCCTCCAGGTACTTCTTAAGCTCATCACCTTGAAGCGGTTGAGTGTCTTTAGGTGAAGACCCATGACCCCAATCACCAAGATCAACTACCATCTTTTTCTCGATGGCCTTAGGACGCTCCCAGACTGCTTGCTGTTGCCCCTGTTCGGCATATTCCTTAACTACGTCCACATAGTTGTCTTTAAATGCCTCATACGCTAAATAAGAGGCTCTATCGACATTCTTTGCCCACTGGATCTCAGCAAACATTTCATAACAGCGGTCATACGCTTCTTTTTCAGCATTTGTGATTGCATGGGTGTTATCACCAAGCCATTTCACGATATTGCCAAGCGCTGCATGCTTTCCTTTGAATGAATCAACAAAACGCTGTTGCTCAGTACCAAAACCTGTAATGCCAAGGCACCATTTGCGAAACATTGCTGGATCTGGACAAAAGCCGTTATCACGAACCATGCGAAGGCCTAGATCAATTTCCTCTCTTGAAAGGCCTTCAATACAGATTTTCATTGCATGACCAATTGCTTCAACCGGCATACCTTCAAATGTTTTTTCAAAGGAACGTGGAGCAATTGCTTTGAAGATTCCAACCAGCTGACCTGTCTTGATTGGCTGAACCGCAGTTTGTTGATTAGTAACCATAGCTGTCATTGCCCTGCTCCTCTTTTGCGATCAACTGTTGAATTTCATCCCAGCGAGATGGTTTTTGGTTTTGTTGTCCGGGTGTGAATTGCTGCTTTGGTGCAAACAAACCTTGATAGTTGCCAGTGATTGAAGTTTTCAAAGACTCATTGCTGCCATCAAATCCCCATTTCTGGAAATCTTTGTAAATCGCATTCAGGGCATTTTTGGTCAGCTTTGTTTTTGCTGTTTGAGAGCGACTAGAAACGTATTGTTCCCAAAGAGAGAAATCACAGAGAAATGAAAATCTTTCTGAAGTCAGTTTGATCACTTCGTCATAAGATAATTTACGAGCCTTGTCTTTACGCTCAGCTTCGGCTTTTGCTTTTTCCTGTTTTACAAAGAAAGGAAAATTATAAAAGTTAGCTTCCAAAGGTTTTTTAGAGCGAAGCGACTTAATTAATAGTTCTATAGATAGAGTTCTATAAGTTAGTTCTATTGTGTCTTCAGTTATGGAAGTGGTTAGCGCTTCACTTTTGGAAGTGGTGCGCTTCACTTTTGGAAGTGCTTCACTTTTGGAAGTGGTACTTTTGTTTTGAAAGTGCTCGACCAATGAAACCTCATTAATCTGGTATTCATTCCCCTTGCGACTGTTCTCGCTAACAATAGAAATCACACCTAAATCAAGTAATTCCTTAAGGCCTCTTCTAACGGTTGCGGTGCCTAATTTTTTAGAGCCTTCGAGCTTTCCACCTTGCAACTGTGAATAGCTCACATGGTCGGTTATCTTGTCCTTAAAGCCGTTAATACGATCCTCAAGTTCTGCATAGACATTTTTTGCTGCATCACTTAAAAAAGGTCGCACCTCATATCGGTATAACCGACTGGACATGACATAGCCTTTTTCAAACTTGTCAGCCATTTTTTTACCTTTGGAGAATTGGACAATATTGTCCTCATGTTTTTTTAGGGCTGTCATGCGGCTACTCCTTGCTCTAACCACTTCGCAATGCGAGTAATTAATTTTTGAGTAAGTTTTACCTGTGTGAATACCTTTTCACCCGATTCAAATAAGCGGGGTGCAGAGGTCACAACATGAATAAGCTTTTGATCAACAGATTTTTGATAAGCCTGAATTTTTCCGTGCTGGTCACGGTATACCACCTTGTGATCAATTAGGTATTGCACCAACTGGTTTTGACCCACCTTGAGAACCTTTGCAGATTCACGGATACCCAATACATTGGTGCAGTCAGCAATGCGATCCAAGCCTTTGGCTTTTGGCTCTAGGACTGCGACTTTTTGAGTAAGTTCAATATTAAGTTTGGCTTGTACTTCGATTGCTTGAAGCAGGTGTGCTGGGTTGGTGATGTCAAAGCTATTTTTAGCCTTAAGCGCTTCTTCCATTGCGGTCATGTGGTCAAACACTTGAGCTTGTAACTCATAGCTATATGACATAGCCATGAGGCAAGCTTCGCGTTTTGGGAAGTTGTAGATATGGCGCGTATTGTTGTTGCCATAATTTTGCGATCCGATAAATTTCGGAGCGTGACCCTCACCTAAAACACTCGGCACTTTCCGCATAAAGTCATCATGACGAAGTTCTTTATATGGTTTTTCGGTAGTAGCAACTTCTTTACGATGAATGTTAATAAAATCAACAATCTCAGGTGATGACATTGTTACTTCGTTTATGTTAAAATTTCCTTGTGTTAACATATTCATGTTTACTTTCCTGTCAGTTAGTGAACAACCGGAAAAGCCTGATCTCGTAAATCAGGCTTTTTCTGTTTCTGGGTTATCAATACAAGCTTGGATTTGTTTATCCAGCTCAGCTAATGCAATGTGCATCTGGTGAATCACTTTAGACATGTCGCGCACTTCACCTTGAGTGATACGGCCATCTGCCATAATTTCGCGGAACATGCTCATCACATCACCGCCCTTCATGCCGATGCACAGCACTTTGTCTGTCAGCGACATATCACGGCATTCAGGAATCTCAGGTAAATCAATTGCCACCTTCTCGTGTTCAGCAGACAAAGCTTGCAAAATACGGAAATCACCAGTCAGCGCCATAAGCTTTGAAGCTTCAGCAAGTGTTAAGTGATGGGTGTCTGTATTTGGATTTACCTTGCTGTTTAGTACGGCTGGGCTTTTGATCCCCATCCGTGGGGCTAATGCTGATGCACCGCCTGGGTGATCGTGCACTGTGTTGTATGCTGCGTCCGTTATGTTCATTTATGATTCCTTTGAACGTATTTGTTTAAATTCAAATGCTTAATAATTGGTTTAAGCGGTTAAGAGCGATTGCGTGGGAACTTCTCGAACAATCCTGTAGGAAATTCCCGGTATAACAGCCATGATTTTTCCAACAGAGGGATCTGGAACGTATTCACCCCACTGATTAATCGCTTGAGGGGTAATGCCAATTTCTTCAGCTAGGCGCGATGCATTTTTAAAATGATCAAGAGCGTCGCTGGTTTTGATAAGTACTCTCATGCCTAATCTCGAAAGTATGCTTTATTATTAAAGTGTACTTTAATACATTTTTGCAAGCAAGCTTTATTAATATTGTTGTAAGCTGGCTTTAAATTTAAAGTGAATTTTAATATGAGCACTCTTGAGGATCGGATTAATCAAGCCATATCCCACTTCTTGTCCAAAAATAAACTTAAGAAGTTGGACAGAGCTGCTATGGCCAAGTATTGCGAGGCATCTGTGGCTGCTGTTGGCCAATGGATCAATGGCAAAACAAAGTCGCTCGATAGCTTTAAGAATGCTAAAGCTGCCCAGTTTCTAGGTGTGAATCCTCACTGGTTGGCTGGTGATCCAAAATACGGAATGCTTGATGCATCAAGTGATCAAAAACTTGATAACAATATCGACTTATCTCAAAAAATCCCTCTTGAGGGTCGCCCTGTGCCTGTTATTTCTTGGGTTGCGGCTGGATCGTTTGAGTCTATTGAAACTGTCTTGAAAGATGTGGAGGTAGAGGAATATTTACCACCAATTAAAGAGTGTGGGAAAAATGGCTACGGTTTGGTTGTAGTTGGGAACTCCATGAAACCAGACTTTAAGCCAGGTGATCGTATTTATGTAAATCCAGATATTCAGACATTCGATTTACAGACAGATGACTTGGTAATTATTGCTTGCTGTGGTGAAACCGAGGCGACATTTAAAAAGTTAATTATTGAAGGTGGTGATAAGTATCTTCAACCACTTAACCCTGATTGGCCTGAGCAAATTATTAAGCTAACAGAAGATTGTCGCTTGGTGGGCAAAGTTGTCGGGCTATATAGAAAACTTTAATTAAAAAGTAATTTGCCAATTAAGGTAAAGATAATATCCCAGGGGGAAACTATGGATAATTTTGTACAACGATTAAAAAACCATATCGAGCATGTAAAAAAAGTAGGTGTCCACTGCTCAACGGAAGAGACAACGAAGCAAGCGCTGATATTACCTTTATTGGATATTTTGGGTTTTAATCCATATGACCCCACAAAAGTTCTTGCGGAATTTGCAGCTGATTTCCCGGGAGTTAAGGCAACTGAGCGTGTAGATTACGCGCTATATTGCAATGGTCAGCCTGTAATGTTTATTGAAGCCAAGCCTTATGTTGCAAATCTAACCAATCATGCGCCACAACTATCAAGGTATTTTAACAGCAGCCTGGGTGTAACTATTGGTGCTATTACAAATGGTCGTGAGTGGAGATTTTTTACAGATCTAATCAACACTAATGTTATGGATGAAAAGCCATTTCTAACAATTGATTTTACAAAAGCTGACCCTGAAGATCTGACACAGTTAGCGGAATTTAAACATGACAACTTTCATGCGGAAAAGTTAAGATTTTTTGCAGAAGAAAATCAATATATCCAGCAATTTAAAACTGTAATTAAGAAAAGTATTAATGAAGTTGATATTGATTTTGTAAGATATGTTGCACAACAAGCAAGCATACAACGCCAATTGAATACTAAGTTTCTTGAATCCATACAACCATTTGTTCAGCAAGCGGTACAGCAGGCTATTAGTGATACAGTCGTTAAAGGCCTATCCTCACCAACAATTATTACCGCACAGCCAATTGAGCAGAAACCGACTGAAAATCAACCTGAAGTGAATCAGGTAATACCAGAGTCCGATTTTATTGTGCATCCCGACAATGAAAAAATCATCACCACAAAGGATGAGCAAGATTTACTGCGTATTGTGACGGAGTTATTCCCAGGAGTTGAGATTGAAGGGCGTGATACTGAGAGCTATTACTCTGTTCTATATCAAAATAAAAATAATAGATGGTTGTTTAGATATGACGTGAATCGCAAGCGTCCTACTATTCAGTTTAATGTGTCGGTTGATGAAGCGCGCAAAACTGAACTGGAACGCGCTGGCCTGGAGGTTCAAAACAATGGTCAAATCTTTATAGAAAAGCCAGAACACATTTATCGAATGGTAGGCATTCTAAGGGATAGTCTTGAATATTGCATGAATGATGAAAATTTCAAACGCGCTTCTAGTTAGTAACTGTTAATAATAAGCTTTACCAAACCCGCTATATGCGGGTTTTCTTTTATCTATCAAATCACAAATTAAAGCAAAGTTTATAAATATAATTAAAGTGTGCTTTACATAATCTATTTATTAAAGTATGCTTTAATCATCAAGTAAAAAAAGCCCCAGCGTAGCGCGAACTACCTGAGGCCTGACCCACACCCTAAACTGTGAGTGAAATTATTATGAATACAAAAGTTGATGAAGGCAAGTTGATTAGCGGGAAAGATGCGCTGATTGCTTTAGCGAATGGCGAGGAAGTTGAACTACAAGCACCTGGTGATATGAATTGGTATGACTCAACTCAATGGACTGTTGGAGAATTACTTTGTTTTAAGGGGCGATTCCGACTAAAACCACGCACTATTACCGTCAATGGGATTGAAGTTCCTGCGCCTTTTGAACCGAAAGATGGTGAGACGATTTTTATTCCTGTTAACTTTCTAGCGCAAGGCTATATGGAGTGTAAATATCCGACTTTTGAAAAACATGTTTTTCAATTTGGAGTGTGGCGCACCGAAGAAGAAATAAAGCAAGTCGTTGCAGCGCTTCGTCAAATATTCGGAGGCAGCCATGAATAAATTCCTCCTACTACCTTTAGCCCTAACGCTATCAGGCTGCCTTGCCCAAGCTGAATCTATCGAAGATCAGCCGCAAGTCGACATCGCTGCAAAGCAATACGAAGTTCAAAGCGTAAATTGCAATCAGATCTGTGTTGCTACTGTCAAAGCTGATGATTACAACATCTATGTCGAGTATGCCTTGGATGATGGCTCAGTCGAGTTCTTAGACATTCTTAATGTCGTACGTCATGAGGAAGCGGTTAATGCATACGTTGATCGTTATGAGATTGAAAAGATTAATGCTGCGATTGTTGGGGGTGTGAAGTGAATCAATTTCAAATCGAGCAATATGCTGGCATTGATCAAGCAGTTGCGAAACACATGATGCACAGCAGAACTGCTAAAGCAAAAAATGCTATGTCACTTCTAAAAATGTGCGTTTCACTCCCTGAAAACTGCGCTCTCACGCTTCTTAAGGAGGCTGTTGCTGACTGCAAAAAAGAAATGAATGAGGTGCCAGCATGAACGCAATAGCTCAATTCTGTGGATGTGGTGCAGCAATGCGACCTATCAGCCACATCGGAAATCAGTCTTTATTCCTGTGCCGTGATGGTCATAGCACCAAGGTAATTGACTGCAAGGTGAATGAAGATTTCACCCGTGATTTGTACTTCTCAGACCTGCCGAGCTTCAAAGTGGATCTGGATATTTCGATTGAAGATAACGTGCTGACTTTTGGTTTGTATCGTCAGATTGGTGAAAACCTGTATGCAACGGCTGATTGTTCAATGGCTGTATTACCTCACACGATGACGCAAATGCGTAGTCAGAATGGTGATATGCGATATGCCGAGCCGGTGGATATTGATTCTTGGCTTGTGGTGAAAGATACACCTGTGACTCTGCTGGATGTCTTTAATTTTGAAGCTGAGGAAGGTCAGACATTTGCGCTGACGGATGAGCAAATTAAGGAATTACAGCGTCTTGTGAATGAATACGCGGAACAACTATTTGAAGAGGTGGTTTGAGATGGAAAAATTCGAATTAGAAATTGCAGACCAAAATATTGTTGTTGCTGCATTTAAGACACCAGGCGGCACCACTGAACTATTCGAGCGTATTGCTCAAGAAGCGCGTTCGCATGTTCCAGATGTAACCACTAAAAAAGGCCGCGATCAGATTGGTTCACTCGCCCTGAAAATCAGCAAATCCAAGACCTTTATTGAGAAGTGTGGAAAAGGATTGGTTGCTGAGCAAAAGGCCCAAATCAAAGTTATTGATGATGACCGCATTGCGACTGTTAAGAAATTTGATGAACTTCGCAATGAAATCTTGGCACCGCGCGATGCTTGGGAGCAGGCTGAAAAGGATCGTGTGGCGAAGCATGAGCAGTTTATCGCTGAAATCAAAGAAGCTGCTGATTATGCAAATGAGGTCGACTCTGGCGGTTTAAAGAATCGCATTACTTTTGTTGAAGGAAAGAATATTGACTCATCCCTTGAGGAATACGAAGAACAAGCCAAGCTTGCCAAATTTGAAACACTGGAAGTACTACGCAAGGCATTGGTGACACGCGAAAAATACGAAGCTGAACAAGCTGAATTAGAGCGCCTGCGTCAAGCTGAAATACTTCGCCAGCAACAAGAACGTGAAGCTCAAATTGCCCGTGAAGCTGCTGAAAAAGCCACTCGCGAAGCAGAAGAAAAAGCACGTTTTGAAGCTGAACGTGTTCAACGTGAAAAGCGTGAAGCAGAACAGCGTGAAGCTCGATTGAAAGCTGAAAAAGAAGCTGCTGAGTTACGTGCTGTGCAGGCTGCTGAAAATGAACGTAAGCGTATTGAAGCTGAACAGTTTGCTCAGGCTGAGGCTGAACGTAAGGCTGAAGAAGCACGTTTGGCTGATAAGGAGCATCGTCGCTGGATTAACAATGAAGTGCTTATGGCTCTTAAAGAGCAAGGTTTTGATGAAGCGGCAGCTAAAAAAATAATTGCAGCAATCGCTAAAAACCAAATCCCGCACGTGTCAATCAAATACTAAGGAATAAGAATATGAATGCACCAGTACAAGCAAATTTAATCACAGCTCAAATTAATCAATTGTCTGAAATGTTGGGCTTGCACAATGTAGATCCGGCTGAACTTGAGCAAACCTTAATGCAGACTGCGTTTAAGTCTGATGCTCAAATAACTCGTGAACAGATGGGTGCGCTGCTAATTGTCGCTGGACAATACAAACTAAATCCATGGACAAAAGAGATTTATGCATTCCCGGACAAAAAAGGAATCATTCCAGTTGTTGGTGTTGACGGTTGGTCGCGAATCATTAACAGCAACCCAAGTCTGGATGGTATTGACTACCGCTATTCAGACAATATGATTCGCATGGAGGGGGCAAAAGCTGACGCTCATGAATGGGTTGAATGCGTGATTTACCGAAAGGATCGTGCGCAACCTATCGTAATTCGCGAATACCTGGATGAGGTTTATAGAAAGCCATTTGTTAAAAATAACTATCAGATTGATGGGCCTTGGCAGACACACCCTAAGCGCTTTCTGCGCCATAAAGCCTTAATTCAATGTGCTCGTATCGCTTTTGGATACTCTGGCATTTATGACCAAGATGAGGCTGAGCGCATCATTGAAAGCCAAACAATGAAAACTATTCAAGGTGTTGATGAAAGTGTTATCCCTGATGGTTACGCTAACTTTGAAGCTGATCATTTAGCAGCACTGCAAAATGAAGCTCAACACGGCTCAGAGCGCTTGCAGGTTGCATTTACAGCCTTACCCAAAGGTGATTGTAAAAAATACTTCTGGACCACTCATTCAGTTGCTTTAAAACAGGTTGCTGAACTTGCGGATCAAGCCTTATCACGCCAAGGAGAAACCTATGACCATTCACCAGCGTAGTGAAGACTGGCATGCAGACCGGTGCGGAAAAATCACTGCAAGCCGAATCAAGGATATCGATGCCAAGCCAATTAAAGGCAAAGCACACAATGCCCTAACCTTAACTATTCTGACTGAGCGCCTTACTGGCGTTCAGGAGGAAACTAAAACCACAAGCCTAATGCAATGGGGTATTGATCAAGAGCCTTATGCGATTGCTGCGTATGAAAATGAAACCGGTAATTTTGTAGTTGGAACAGGTCTGATTGATCATCCGGTTATCAAAATGAGTGGTGCTAGTCCTGATGGGTTGGTGGGTAAAGATGGGCAAATTGAGGCTAAATGTCCAAGCTCTCAAACTCACCTGAATACCGTTTTAACTAAAGAGGTGCCTGCTGAATATGTGCCACAGATCACCTGGCAATTGGCTTGTACTCGTCGCAAGTGGTGTGACTTTGTGAGCTATGACCCTCGCCTGCCTGAGCATTTGCAACTGGTGGTTATCCGTGTATTTGCAGAGGACTTGGATATTGCGGGTATTGAGCAGTCAGTGATTCGGTTCAATCAAAAAATTGACCAGATCATTGCTGAGTTGGATCCGCAGAAGGTGGCAGCATGAAATTCTTAAAAATTGAAAACAAGATTTTGAATATTGAGCAGATTAAATCCGTTACTGAAAACCTTGTAACTGTTGGTTATTCAAAAGAAGCTGATGATTCTCCATTCAGTGATCCAATAAGAGAGGTTCAGGGCATCATGGTCCACATGATCAATAGCTCCGAGTTTGAATATTTTGTTTTTGAAAGCGAAACCATTGAATCATTTTATGAAAAATTGGTGGCAGCATGAAAATTAAAGAAGGTGGTGGGATGGGTATTCAAAACACATACCCAGAATACGATGATTGGCTAAAAACCAATATGCAAAAACTATTTGAGTCAGTAGAGCTTCTACCAAAAGAAGAAGTTAGAGACATTATTGAAGTTGCGGGTCGAGCAATTTGGCAAGCAGCCAAAGCTCAAGCGGTGCCGGAAGGGTTTGTGGTTGTTAGTCAGAAAGACCTACTCGAACTAACCATTGCTATAAATGCAGTTGACCTAGCAACACATACTGAAAGTAAAACAAATGAAGTGCGTGAAATGTGGCAGCAGGTTGCACTCAAGTTGATGGCGCTAGGTATATCACAGGAGCCGGCCAATGACTGAATACAAGATTACAAGCCTTAAAGACCTGCTGAATATCCCTGTGGATCGAGTTGATGATTGCTTGGATGAGTTAAAAGATGGTTTGAAATTGATGCATGCTCAAATGGTGGCTTTTGAAATCCCTGTGACTGACGCTGTATTTGATAGCTTCACTTGGAAAGATGATGGTGCGAAAGATATGACTAGTAATGCGCATTTTTCTTGTGGTGGTGTTGTTCAAGTTAAGGTAGATCGAAATGACTGAAATTCAACTAACTAACATTCAGTTCGCCCAGCTCCAGATCGACAACCTTGTGGCCAAAGACAAGCCATACAACGAAACATGGTCTCCCGGTGATGTTGGCTCATTCAATGCGATTTTAAATGCAGTGGATTATGACAATGAGTTCACATATCACATGCGCGGCTGGTCACGTCAACGAGTTAAAAGTGGTACTGGTGGGATTATCACGGTAGATGAAAGTAATGCGGATAAGTTGTATCACCTATTCACCTGCTATTTGAATAAGTTGCCGAGCGGTGTGGTGTTAGCTTTGGGAGAAGTGTCTTGAAAGCGAATGAGTTTTTTAAAAAGCATGGCTGGAATGACACAAAAGTCATGATTGAAAGCCCATTTGGCTTGGGTGAATATGAGTATCTTTGGGATGACCTAAAACGCCTTGTTGAAAGTCATGAGTTGGTGGCAAGTTGGGGTGGTTTGGCTGATGCCAAGGTGGCGGTAAAGGTTAGTCGCCACAAGAAATACCTGAAAAGAGCCATTGCGGATGTAGAGAGTTGTATGGAGGTGAATCAATGACAGCAATGGCAAATATGGGCAGCTTGGTTGTTGCCCTGCCACCTTCAGACATTTGGTTGACAGATGATCAGGCGGCAGAATTTTTAGGATATGGTGGTGTGCATTTCAAGGCATCCATTATTTGCTTAAAAGGTTTTCCAAAACCAAGGTACATCACAGAAACCACAAAAGGTCGAAGATGGAATTTAAAAAAATTATCTGACTGGCTAGAAAGTAGGCCGGAAGATTTAAAAAAAGCAGTAGGCAGACCCCGCAAAATATAG